GGACTTCGTATTTTTTTTCAATATAATAACCAAGTAAATGTTTCATCCATGTTCTTCCACAACGAGGAAAACTTAAAATTAAGAAAGCACAACTTTTTAATTCCTGTTCTATTCTAGTGAATCTAGCAAATTTCATAATCCTAATTTTTCCTTGAATCTTTTAAAAACTTTTCCACTTTTGATTTCTTCAGTACTCCACATCTTATAGCCTATATCATATACCCATTGCGTTCGATCAGGAAGTTCTGGGGTTTCTATCATTGTTAGATCTTTATTTGCTACAGGCCAACATAATGCTAAATCCGAAGTACAGAATGTTGGAATTCCTCTAATACAACTATCAACAGTTGCAGTTGAGTTATGACTTATTACTGCATGACAGTTTGCAATTACGTCTTGAAAATTAAATCTATAATATTTTTTATTATCTCCAGACCAACTAGTCGGTCCACTTAATAGTTCTACATCTTTAGGTAGTTCGTTTTTTCTTTTGATCATTTGTGCCATATGATTTGGATGTGGCCTAGCCATCAACGGTCGATTTGTTAACGGTCTGATTTTATTATACACGTCATTAAGCCATTTAATAGGATCTAATTCGTTCATCGACCAGTTGTCTTGTGGCTGAAGAACAAACAATATTGGATCGTTTGTATTAGATTTTCTCCATGGTTCGTATTTGACATTCCAAATTTTACACATATTTTCCCATCTGTCCTTTGGTGAATTATCCGATAAAAAATTTCCATTATTCATTGGACTGAATAAAGATACTCGCCAATGATGTTCGGGGTGTGTTATAGTATTTCCAAAACTAGAAAGAATTCCTCCATCGAATGTTATAACATAAGATCCTTTAGATTTTGCATTATTGACAAGTTCGAGACGTCTTCCTTTTGTGTGATGTTTTTGATTTGTGCCACCATAGCCAAACATACAACAGATTTTTGTGGTTGGAACCATTTCTCCCGGTTCTGTGGGTCCTTCTTTATTTTTGTTTATAATAATTGGATTATCTCCACAAGCACGAATTCCGTCGGCCATGTCTTCTAGTAATTTCCAACTGGCTCCTCTTTTCCTATCTTTTACTGTTCTTCTAAAAATTTCAACGTCCATTTAATGTTCTCCATGCTGTTCCATCCGACATTTCATTTGCATTAAACTGACCATAAGCAAGACTGTAAAACAACGGCCTGGGATCTTGATACAATGGTTTTTCAATTTTTGAAAAGTCTTTTTCTGCTATTGGAAAAGCACAATTATTTTCATCTGTAAATACCGGAACTCCATTAGCCAATGCCTTGAGTGTTATTGAACTATTAAAAGTTACCACAGCATGGATGTCGTTCCAGTTGATCTTTTCCTTGTCTGTCATAGTGGTATTTTTTCCTGTGTGTATTATTCCGTCTTTTCCTAAAAATGCTGACGGGTTGTAAGGCTTATCTCTAATTAAAATTTCTCTATCGGTATGCTGTCTAAGAATTTTCAACGTATCATCTAGCCAGTTCGTACAATTAAAAAAAATACCAATTGATTCGGTTGGCGGACAAACTAATATTTTTTTACCGCTTTTATGATAAGGTTTTATATCTCCTTTATACGATTGTTTAAAACGGTCGTCGGGTCTTTGCTCTAACATATTTTTAACATGGTTATTTTTTACTATCCTTAGCCAGTAAGGTGATGTTCTGCTTTCTCCCCAATACGGTCTATCCATGTAAAAGAAATTGATTTTATTCTTTTTACAAAATTCCCAAATTAAATTTGTTCCTCTTAAAATACCAAAAAAACAAATAGCGTCAATATCTTTCTTTGACGATATCTCGTTGGTTGGAATTATTAAGGAATCTTTTATTCCTTTATGAAAAAATTCAATATACTTTTCAGTAACTTTCCGGTTGGTATTGCTCAAGTAAATCATTGATTTATTTTTTCTAACACATCTTTTACATTTATTCTAATATTTCCGTCGTTTCTCAAACGTTTTATATTAGAAGGTTTTTTGTCAAAATTAAGTTTAACTAATTCACCTAATATTACTTTATGCTTCAAATGTAAGCAATAACTTAATACTGGATAAACTTTTTTTGTTATCTGTTCTGGAACACTTAATTCGTATACTTTGGTTCCGGGTTGACACCATAAAAGATTTGTCAAACCGGCACCGTGTGTGCTCATTACGTGTGAAGCCTCTGCGAATACTTTCATCTGTTCTTTGATAGTTAATTTTGATAAGGTCACTATTTCCCATCCTTTCAAGAACATGAACAACTCCTCGGAATTTGTCAATTTTCTAATAAATGCATCATCTCTCGATATAAAAATTTTTCTGTTGTTAGCACCACTTTTAATTTGTATATTTTTTCTAATCCAGGTCGCCACGTCGGGCACAAGTATGCCGTCTTTGTGATTGCTCATTGTTGGTACTATCAAATGTTTAAATTTCCAAACTGATTGTTTAGGCATCACATGATATTTTATATTGGGAAAAATTTCTTTTACAACACGATTAAAATACTTGCTTTCATTACTTAAAATGAAAACAAAATCTTTTAAGGGTTTGTTACAAACATTTAACACCAATCTAAATTTAGATACAACATCTATCCAGATGTGCCATGGATTTTCTGAACTGGGTTCGTCGATGGGCAACCACACATAGGTTTGCTCTTCGTTGAAAACTTTTGAGACCGACGGAAGATCTATATCAACATTGTCTCCCCATTTTGTCCATAAATTATGTGATTTATTTGGTTTGTTCCTTACTTTATCCAATAAAGGCCATACATGATTTGTGATCAGATGGTTATCATTTGTAATCAAAAAAGGCAAACTATGTACAACACAGTCATTGAACGACCCCACAAATGTTGGATTTGAAACAAACTCTATTTGTGGTGCTTGTTCGTGATAGTTTACCGAGTAACTTATTGCCGAGTCGTATTTTTGAAATCGTTCTTCAAAATACTTTATGCTGGTAATATTTTTATAAATCATTGTATTTCTGTTAATTATACTATAAAATATACAAATGTCCAAGATAATATTTTTAATAAAAGATTAAATTAATGTTAACAATTTATGCACCGTTTAGTAATCCCAAGAGTAAGGCGTGGGAAGTCTTTAACGGTGTTAAAAAAACATGGCCAACAAAGGTATTTGTGGCCGATAACAGCGTCGAGCAATCTCCTGATACTCCGTGTATGTTTTGGGGATTGGTAAATCATAATCTTGATATGATCACATACCTAAAAATGTATGGCAAACAAGATTGGTGGTATACAGATGCACCATACTTTGGAAGATTTAATAATAAGAATTTAAAACCAGATAATCATTGGTGGAGGATTTCAAAAAACGGAATACACGTTCCTTTGATTGAAGGTTGTCCTTCGGATCGTTTTAAAAAATTTGACGTTAAGATAAATGACATTAGAAAAAAAGGCGAGCACATACTGATATGTCCGAGCAGTTATAATATGCAAAATTGTTTTGGTGAAAATAATTGGCATGTTAATACTATGCACGAACTTAGTCGGTATACAGACCGTCCGCTTAAATGGAGAGAAAAACCTAGAGGTAGAGGAACCAGTGGTCCGAGTGAAGCAGATGTGCCATTGTCCGAGGATCTTAAAAATGCTTGGGCAGTTGTGACTAGTGTAAGCACAGTTGCCGTTGAAGCAATAGCAATGGGTATACCGGTTTTTTGTCATCCTAGTAGTTTTGCGGCACCAATTACTAATACGAATTTAGCAGATATCGAAAATCCCAACTGGCAAGACCCTACGGACTGGTTCAATAGTCTTTGTTATCAACAGTTCACTCCGGAAGAATTTGACAATGGTGTTGCAGTAAAGATTTTACAGGATCTTAAAATATTATGAAGATAGAGAAAGTTAATAATTTATGGGTACCATCTAATGATATACATATCGAGCAATGGAAAAACGGACAACCTTTCACACAAAATAAATGTTTGAATAGTTTTATTGAATGGTGCAAGTCTCAACATCAAACTTTTAGAACTGTGTTAGACATCGGAGCATGGTGTGGAACGTGGTCAATAGCAATAGCCAAATATAGTCAGCGGGTTCATGCTTTCGAACCAGATAAAACTCATTTTACTTGTTTGACCAGAAACGTTGCTCCATATGTAAATGTTGATCCAAAAATGATTGCGTTAGGTGATAGTAATGACATGGTATCTCTATCTAATGATGATTTTACACAAGCCAAAAGAATAATCGAAAATGGTAATATACAACTACAAACAATTGACGATTTTAATTTTGATAATGTTGATTTGATCAAGATTGATGTGGAAGGCTTTGAAATGAAAGTTTTAAAAGGTGGTGAAAAAACTTTAAAAAAATGTAAATTTTTAATGATAGAATTGAATAATAATTCTAAAAAATATCAATCGAGTAATATTGAGATTGAAAAATATCTAGAAGATCTAGGATTTAGAACACTAATTAATATTTGGCCGGATAAGGTATTTGTAAATAATCGTATATGAAAATTTTTATAACTGGAGTTGCAGGATTCCTTGGATCTCATTTAGCAGACCTGATGTTATCAAACGGACACACTGTTGCTGGTAATGATAACATGATTGGTGGGTATGTTGATAATGTACCACAAGATGTGGAGTTTCATCAAATAGATTGTTGCGATTTAGAAAATTTGACTAAAGCAATGAAAGACTGCGATATTGTCTATCATACAGCGGCCACGGCATACGAAGGTCTATCGGTATTTTCTCCAGTTTTAGTTACTAGAAATATTTTTGAAGCCTCTGTAACTACAATTACTGCGGCTATTAGAAATAATGTCAAAAGGATTGTATATTGCTCGAGTATGGCAAGATATGGACATCATGACGAATTACCTTATAAAGAAACTTACGAATGTCGACCACAAGATCCATATGGTATTGCAAAAAAAGCCGGTGAAGACGTTTTAAAAAATCTATGTGAAACACACGGTGTGGAATATGTTATTGCTGTGCCTCATAATATTGTAGGACCTCGACAGAAATATGATGATCCTTTTAGAAATGTAATGAGTATAATGTTGAACAGGATGTTGCAAGGTAAACAGCCGATCATATACGGAGATGGCGAACAGAAAAGATGTTTTAGTTATATCGACGATTGTTTGTATTGTTTAAATGCATTGGCATTTAATGATAATGTAGTAGGTGAAGTAGTTAACATAGGACCCGACGAAGAACCTGTTACCATAAATCAATTAGCGGAAGCGTGTGCCAATGAAACAGGTGTAAATCTAAATCCTATACATCATAAAGATAGACCAAAAGAAGTAAAATTAGCAACGTGTTCTTCTGACAAGGCTAGAACACTCCTAGGATATAAAACAACAACAAATATGAGACAGTCTGTTAAAAAAACAGCAGAATATATCAGATCTAGAGGAACAAAAAAATTTCAATATCATTTACCTTTAGAAATTATTAATGAACACACACCCGATACTTGGAAAAATAAATTAATATGATTTCGTTTTGTTGTCCTTCTAGAGGAAGACCCGAATTAGCCAAACGTTTAATTGATACAGCAACGGCTAATCAAAAAAACGAAACTGAATTTCTTTTTTATTTAAATGACGATGATGAAAAGTTAGAGCATTATCGTGATATCATTGATGAAAAACACTATACGATAGGTCCCAACCAATCAACGTGTTACAGTTGGAATTTGATGTGTGAAAAAGCAACCAACGACATTGTGATGCTCATGGGAGACGATGTACAAGTTAAAACTAAAGACTGGGATCAATTAATAATAGAACAATTTAATAATTTTGATGATAAAATTTTAATGGTCGTACCAAACGATGGCAGGAATAAAGGAACAAAACAATTAAGTAATGAAACACAATTATGGGGAGACGAGCCTTTGCCAGCGGCACATTTTGCTGTTCATAAAAATTGGACAAACACATTAGGATATCTTGCTCCTGTTTATTTTTGGCATTGGCATGTCGATTCCTACACTCAAAAAGTTGCACGTAAGTTAAACAGATGTCTCTATTTGCCGACAGTTGAATTCAAAGCAAAAAAAATATTGGATGACAATGCAGGACAGCAAATAAGAAAAAATTTTAATATATCCAACAGAGATCAATATGTTTGGGAAAAAGTGAGATCACGACATCTAGAAAATGATGTGATTGCTCTACAAAAATTTATTGAAGATTTTAATTTGAAAAAAGATTTATAACTTCTTTCTTCCATACATCGGCATATTCACATTCTCGATAACCATCAAACCATGGCCCGCCTTCTGTGTAATGTAATATTTTTGGTTTGCCGTCTTCGGGTTCTTTGTACCAACCAACTAACCAATTGTAATGATGTGGTAAAGAGCCTATTTCTGAATCTTCCAACCAACTAAATCTGTGTAAGAATTTTGGAGTTTGTTCGTTTAAAAAATCTGTGGTTAGTATTTTATTTTTTGGATGACCACAATTCCATAATACCATAGAACTCCAATTTTTTCTAGGATACACTGTTTGTAACTGTCCATCCATTTTTGTTGTTTCTTTTGGTTGGTAATCGTGTTGTACGCACACTACCGCTTTTGAATCATCGCAGTATTGTTCTAGTTCTTTTGTAGATACACGCCATACAAAATCACAGTCACAAAATACTGCCCAACCCTTGTACTCGTTTAAGTAAGGTACAAAAAATCTTGTAAATGTAAATTCTGTAGAGGCAAGTTTATCTTTTTCTCTGGTGTAAATTCCTTGTGCTCTCATCTCATTTTGTTTGAGAGGAATTACTTCTGCCAAAGAATCTCTTCTTTTAATGGAATGCTCACATACCTGATATGCTATATCTTCTCGAGAATCCCAACCCACATATACTTTTAAACTCATACTATTATATATCTAAATAAGGATAGACTTCTTTCCAATTTGTGTTTCTTCTACGATCTAATTGATCTAAAAAATATTTTAATTCTTGTATTAACTTTTTATTTTGTTTATCTGGTAAAGAGTTTAAACAACCTGCCATATATTTTTTGGCATTTTTATTATTTTCATTATCTTCTGGCATGATATCTAATATTTTTTTGATATCGTTTTCCCAAAATTTTTTCCCAAAAATTTTAGGATGCATCCATTCTCTTCCATCAACAAATGTAATTTCTTGATTTATAGTTCTTATTTTTCTATATTTTTGTATTATATTAATTAAATCCGGAATAGTACGCATGGTTAAAGCAGTAATGACTTGATTGGTATTCAAAAAAATCCATTTTTGATTGACCGTATATTGGAATAGTTTTTCCCAATGATCCAACTTCAAACCAAATCTAGCGAGCTCGGCTTCCTTGCCCCAACCATCTATGCTGACAGTGAGATCAAATCTACCAATGTTTCTATCTATGCAAAGTTTTTTGATTTGCTCTATATAGTTTTTGTAAGTATTTTCTTTAACCATTAAATTAGAAACAATATTAAGTTCTAGGTTTGGATTTTTCAGTGACGATAATGTATCAATTACTTCTTGTAGTTCTGATTGATAAAAAGTTTCCCCACCCAGTAAATGTAGTCTAGTTAATTTACTACCGTTTCTTTTAATCCAATCCATGGATTTTTCAAAAAGTTGTCGATGTTCGGGCACACTTTCACTGAAAGTATATCCAGAAAATTCATTTCCGTTTGTGTCTTTAAGTGGACCAAATTTTTTTGATTCAATATTCCATTGTGTACTGTTTCTTGTATTACAATAAGTGCATTTAAGATTACACGTTTTATTTAGAAAAATTTCTAAAACCTTTGGAGTTATTTTGGTAAGTGTGGTATCATTTTCTAATTCTTCCGGAACTTGGTTAGGTATGTTTAAATGATGCTGTCTATCACTCAACCCCCCGGAGTCCTCAATATCTTTACAGTATGTGCAATGTCCCGAACCGCCGTTTTCTTTTGTGGGCCATTTACCTTGTAACATAATTTCGCGTTCTTTTATCTTGTGTGGCAAGTTATGAAAATTATCAAAATTGTCTTTGTCCAAAGGTACTTTGAGACATCTGTGACAACTACTGGTCGTTCCTTCGGTCAAAATAATTGTAGACCAATTCCACTTGAGTTGGCAAGCCGTTTTTGTTTTTATTGGGAAATATTTTTTTTCTTTTTCAAACATTATTACTAGAGTTTATTTTCATTTATTGATAATTTGATAAATGTGTTTCCAATTATTTACTCTAGTGATCTTTTTGTCATAAAATTTTTGATTATATGTATGATTATAGATCAACGGTCTTAATCCAAATTCTAATCCTTTTTTTGCGTTCGACCATTTATCTTCTATCCACCATAAATTCGTTCCATGAAATTCAGCCAAGGCCGCATCTTTGTGAGCCCCTGTGTCTAATATAATAAAATTTTCAAACACAGTACCGCCAAATAATTCTTTCAGTCTTTTTTTCCTTAATTCTTGTGCAGGTATATCGGTAGTTTGTGATGTTATTGGTATAAATGTCCAACCTTCGGCGTGCAATAGTTTTACCCAAGTTTGTGAATCGGGCATGGGCTCTTGTATTGACATCCATGCAGATTTATTAAATTCTTCAATGAGTGATTCCTTTAGTTCTTTTTTTATTCCATATCTTTCAATCATGGAATACTTTTTTTCAGCACCTTTTCTTAGTGTGAATCCCCTGGACATCATCCATTGTCTAAAATGTTTTTCCCATTCGAGAAGAACACCGTCAACGTCGGTTAATATAATTTTATTTGATTGATGCATCTTCCATACCAGCGACTCTAAGTTTGACAATGTTAGTAAGTTGCCATTGTTTTTGGTCTAGACCTTTAACTAAACCCAGCCACTTGTTTCTGATTAATGCAAATTCATTTACAATTTTTTCCATGTCGACCACATCTGCTTCTCCGTCAACATACTTTTCTACGTCTCTAGATGATAATGCTCTTTGATAGTTTTCTAAGAATTTTTTAAATACAGTTGATCGTAATCTTCTTTTTTCGATATTAAGATATTCTAGAATAGCCTCGATTTCCTGCAATTGATTAAATCGGTGTTCAACTTGTCCCGGCATTGCGGCACTGTTTTTTTCAAGATTGCCCCATATACCTATTTCTTTTTTTGCTAAAGTTAATTCATTATTAAAGTACAATATGCATTCGGGTATTTTACTGATATCTTGACTTATTTTTGAATACCAACTCATTCTTCCTCAAAATAGTTGTCTTCTTCGATTTCTTCATCAAGCACAGTTTCTATTGCTTGTTGTAATTTTTCATCATACTCACCTGCGGCTTTAATGACTTTAGAATCTATATCCATATCAACTAATGTTTTAACATAATCAATAGCACAATCTAATTTAACTCTTTCAGGCAAGTAATTACTAATTGCTATCCAGATTTCTTCAATCTGATTTGCTGTCATCTGATTTTCCATCTTTTTTTAGATCCTTTTCAGTTTCGGTTTCTTTATCTATTATGTTATGAAAATCTTTCATAACTATATCTAATTTATCACCAGTCCAGTTTTTTCTAAACTCTATGATTTCCTTACCGTTGGAGTCTACGTATTTTAAACGATTTCCTGTTTGTTTCAATAAACCTTTTTTCTCAAATAGATCTACTAAACCAGAATACGGATCCATTCCTGTGTCGTATGGAATTTTGACTTGTACAGATTCAAATGGTTTGGCATATCTTGTTTTCATAACTTTACAGGCCGCTCTTATACCTCTAACATCAGACACCTTATTGCCCGACTCGTCTTCTTTGAGTTTTAATTTCTTCATTGCAACAACAATACTTGATGCATAGATAAAGCCTTGTCCGCCTGATATCTTATCATCTGGATCAAACATATCTTGTGATGCATATGTGTGATTGGTTGCCATCAGTCCTACATTCCAACTTCCGAACATATTAACTGTATTTCTAACAAGTGCTGTGAGGGCCTTGGGTTTTCTACCAAGATCACCTTTCATTTCACCTGCTTCGAACTGATTTACATCTGTTGGTGTTAATAACATACCTAAAGAATCAATTACAAATAAAATCTTAGGCGCATTTTCTTTATTGTCTGCGTGTTCATCTCTATATCCCTTCATGAACTCTGATATAGTTTTAGCCACATCGTCTATCATAGATAAAGATAATTTTAATAATTTTTCTTCGGAAGTATCTACACCAAGTGCTTTAAGCCATGCCTCATCTAATGCATTCTCCGAATCAATCAGTATAACAAAGATACCTTGTTCCTGAGCATTTTTAATAATGTTTCCAGATGCAATATAAGATTTACCCGCTCCGGATTCACCTGCCAATACTGACACTTTTCCTAACGGTATACCTTTATTGAAGTCTCCGGATATAAGATAATTTAATGCAAAATTACCTGTTGAGATCCAATCTGTTGGATCACTAAATCCTAGACCCAGTCCCTGAATTGATTTTGTTATACTTTTTCTAAATTTTGTTATGTCAAATGGTTTTGTCATGTGTGTCCTATAATATTATCCAAACAATGATAGCAACTATAACAATCCATGCAGGAATTTGTTGATATAGTAACCAATCAACTGCTTTTTTAATTTTTCTTTTTATATCCATAGTATTATATTACTACCGATTGGCTCCAGTGTCAATACGATAACTGAACTGAAGCCAATGGTAATTTATGTTTACTTTGCTTGTCTTGATCTAATAAGTTTTAGAATGTCTTCAGCTCGTTTGGCACTATCACCATTTGATGGTGTTGTAGATACACTCGGTGTTGTAGATTCTACACTTATTGGTTTTTCAACCGGTTCAACAGTACTAGTAACATTTTCTGTTACTGTTTTAGTTTCTGTTTTAGTTTCTGTTACTGGACTAGACCCATTTGATGTAGCCGTATATGCCACGCCTGCAGGTCTATAATATTGTCCGTATTTTTCCAGATCATAAGCCTCACCTTCTACAGATTTTTCAAATAATTCTTTAATTATTTTTACTTCTGCTTCGGTTGGCTCTTTTGGTCTAAAGTCATTAAGATTATGCAACCCGAAATTTTCAATTGCAGACCTTTCTGCTTCATCGAGTGCTCTTTCTTTTCTTGACCATTTAGAAGTAGAGTAATCAGCGTAACCACCTTTAGAAGTTTTAGTTATTCTAAAGTCCACTCCTCTCACAGAATCAGTTGGTAATTCTTCCATTTCTGGATCCATCAATGCTGATTTTATGATATTAAAGATTTGTGGTCCAATTATAAATCTTCTAATTGGATTTTCTGGTGTTGAATCTTCGGACAATGGGTTTTGTACTACAAAACCTTGGAAGATATAACTTTTCTTCTTCCAGTATTTTCTACCCATGTCTTCCATGGATTTGTCTTTGAACCATGGTCTAACTTCGGTTAGTACCGGACAAGTTTTACCGTACATTTCCATACACGGAACTTGTACTTGTACAGGTCTAGAATCTGTCTGTCCTTTGATACCCGCGAAAGGCAATTTGATCATTGCTCTCTCACTCCAAAAGAAAGTGTTGTTTGGATCTTTATCTGGTAAAAATCTTACTACCGATTCTTGTCCTTCTTGTATGTTCCAGTGTGGGTAAATGGCGTTGTCTCCGCCAGTTGATGTTGAAGAACGATTAACTTCTTGAGATTTTAGTTTCGCTCTTATTTCTGCTAGTGTTGCCATAATATAAGCCTCCTTTGTTGTTTGCCTATGTTTGTTTTTATATTGCCTAAATGTATATTAGACTTAACGTATAATATACGCAGTTATTTATGAAAAGTCAAGAAAATTATTTAGAAATTATTTGGTAAATTAAAAAAATTTAGATACCGGCTAATTTTTTAATACTATCAAGTTCTGTGGATTCTTTTTTGGCATCAGAGGCCGCTTTCTTCATGGGCTCTGTTTTGTTACCATCTTTGTCCAGATCTAAGAAATCTGGTTTTGCTTCTGCTAATTCTTCTTCGTTAAAAAATTCTTCTAGTTTTAATCCTGCCAATTCAACAGCATCTTTTAACGTGTACTCTTTGTCGCCTACTTTAAACTTATCTCCTGCTTTCATGCCCGCCGCTTTGGCTTTTTGAACTGCTAGAGCAAATTCGTTGCCTTCCGTAGTGTTGACATCATCTGCCATGGACATCGCTCTTTCATCGTAGTCTTGTCTTACCCAGTTGATATAAGCACTAGATGATTCTAAGTCTGCCATTTGATCATCAGTTAAATCTGTGCCATCAATAAATTTAGCAGAATTGATCGGAGCAATAACATCACTGTAATCTTGCATGTCGTATTCAATGCTTTCTGAATCAACTTCTTTGCCGTCTATGATCATTGGTTCGTCATTTTCGTTTACTGCTTCTTCGGCTCTGCCTGCTAATTTATTAAAGTTGCTACTTAAATATTTTCTTGCGGAATCGTAGTCAGCACTTTTAAAAGCAGATTCGCCGTCCTTGTCTAGAACGTCATAAACCATTTTTCCGTCATCTCCCGAGTACATACTGACATATGGTTTTTGTTCTGTTATATTATCTGCCCATGATTCAAACTGTGCTTCAATGTTTTCTTTTGCTTTACCTTGTCTATCTTTTTTTGGATTGCCAAATTCGGCTGGTTCCATTCTGACTTGATTTTGATATTCTGTATCACCTTGCATTTTTTTGTAATCGTCAACATATCTTTTTGCCAATTGGAATGCAATTTTTTTATTTCTTATATAGTCTTTTGATGGTTTAAAAAATGGTTCACCTTCCTGAGAAATTTCATCAGCA